GAGATCTTGGAAGGAGGAAAGTAATGGCGCAAAGAAGAATGTTCGCAAAGAAGATTACAGAGAGCGATGCGTTTCTTGATATGCCCATGTCGTCACAGTGTTTATATTTTCATTTAGCAATGAATGCAGACGATGAGGGTTTCGTCAACAATCCAAAGAAGCTTCAGCGGATGATTGGCGCAACGGATGATGATGTTAAGGTGTTGCTTGCGAAACGGTTTATAATTTCGTTTGATAGCGGAGTAATCGTGATTAAGCACTGGCGGATGCACAACTATATTCAGTCGGATCGTTTTAGGAAAACAGATTACGTTGAAGAAAGATCGCAACTCATCGTAAAAGACAACAATTCCTATAAACTTATAAGTGATGATGTTGAAATTTCAACGATGTATCCAAAATGTATCCAGAATGTATCCAAAATGGATACACAGTATAGTATAGATAAGGATAGTATAGATAATAATATAGCGTCAAGCTCTCCTTCTCTTTCTGATGAATTTGAGGAACTTTGGAAACTGTATCCAAGAAAGGCCGGAAAGAAAAAAGCATTTGAATCTTATAAGAGATCGAGAAAGAATGGAGCAACGTTCGATCAGGTCAAGGACGGCATTCAAGGTTATGTTGAAAGTATTCAAAAAAACGGAACGCCAAAACAATACGTACTTATGGGGCAGACATTCTTTAATCAGGAGCGTTGGAGTGATGAATTCATCATTGAAGAGAAACCAAAGAGCAACGTAATTGAACCGCCAAGGTATAAAGAGTTTGAGCCTGAAACTGAGAAAGAGCGTGTTGAAATGCCGGATGAGATTAGGGCAAGATTAAAGACAATGTTTTAGGGGGTGCAAAATGAAAGAGATAATCAAGAAACTCGAAGGTGACCCGACAAGGCGCCAATTAGAAATCACTATCGAGGTGATGGAAGAGAAATACAAGGAGTTCTTTGTACAGAGCATGACAAGGATAGCGATGGCTGGAAATATCCAAGCTGAGTTATATAACTGCAAGGACGAAGCGGAAAAAGAAAAGCTGACGGCGAAACGTGACGCCATCTTACAGGAGGAAAGAGAAAGGCGTGAAGAGTACGACCACGCAACGTATCTGCTGCAGAAAGTGATTGATGAACGGATGAGCGGCAGCAAATGCAAGCGATTCTGGGAAAGGGGCATAAGATGAAATTCGGATATCAATGTGACAGGCCGATGGCGGAAAAAAAATTCCTATTCCCGTGTGATCATGATTGCGAGCATTGCGTGGCCGGAATGAAGTTTATTAAGGGCACGGGCTGGGTTCACATGCCGGCCGGTAGTCTTGATAAGTTCATGGACAAGAAACTGTACGAGAGGAACCTGAATATTATAAGTGAGTTTGTAAAGGCGGTGATTAAATGAAATACACATATTGGACCCAGACAGGCCCGGTTAACGTCGATGTTGACGAGAAGTGGATGGAAATCCTAAAGGAAATGGACAAAGAGGAATACAACGCTAATCAGAAAGAGACAAGGCGGCACGTTGAATTAGATATAAGCAGGGACAAGAGCCAGTGGTTAGATAATAACGAGGAGCCGATTGAAGATACAATATGCAGGCTCGAAACAGCTGAAGCCCTGGACGAGGCGGTCGCTACCTTAACGGCAAAGCAAAGAGATGCGTTTATGGCTGTTCATTTTTACGGATTTAGCATTAGCGAGGTTGCGAGGATAAAGGGGTTGAACAAATCAACAGTGGCAAGGAATTTAAATGCTGCAGAAAAAAAGTTAAGAAATTTTCTATAAACTATGCAACAAAACGCCTTTTTCCTGACTATATATGAGGGGGTAAATATTACAGAAAAAATATAAAACCGAATTCGGTACAACAACAGCTGTCACTGCTTACCTTCTCTATTTTGAAACAGAACCCGGCGCGCCTCTCAACGATGCGGACCACGCCGGGTCATTCGAGAAACATCAACTTTCTCATGAGAAACTTCAACTAACTCATAAGAAACATCAACTTTCTCCTTTTCAAATGGATAAGGGGCTCGACCCACTGCCGGACTTGGCGGAGGGCCCAGAGCCTCAATCCACTTTTAGAGGTTGTTCATACAAAGAGGCGAGGAAATGAAATTCAAATACATCATCATGGCTGGCGGCGAGTATGTCAAATGGGAAACGCCGAGGCACCTACTAACATTTAAGGGTGAGCGGATCATCGACAGAACTATTCGCCAGTTAAGGGAACAGGGAATCGAGGACGTCTCGATCAGCAGCAATATTCCGAAGTGGTTCAATGATTGTCACGTTCCTGTTCTTTACCATGACAACTACTACGTCGCGAGGGAATATAACAACATGGATGGGTACTGGTGCAACTGCTTCTACCCGTTAAATGTTCCGGCTGTATACCTTCACGGTGACGTTGTGTTTAGTGATAACGCAATTAAGACAATCATTGATCAAGAGACGCTCACTTACGACTTCTTTGCTTCTGGTCCACCGTTTCCAGCAAACTATCCCAAGCCGTACGAGGAACCGTTCGCCTGGAAGATTGTAGATCAAGACAGGCTACACATGGCTCAGAGAATCACCAAAGAGATGGATAAGCAGGGGAAGTTCGCAAGACGTCCGATCGCCTGGGAGTTCTGGGCAGTGCTTAGAGGTCAACAGGATGTAAACAATATCGACTTCAACAGCTTTGTTAAGATCAACGACGGCACGTGTGACATTGACAACCCGAACGAGATACCAATGCTAGAAAGGATGCGGTTATAGTGCGGGACTTCGCAAGGGAGTTTTACCAGTCTCCACAATGGCGTAAAGCACGAGAGGCGTACCTAAAGGAACACAAATACATATGTGAAATGTGTGGCGGTGTTGCAGATACTGTACATCACATACAACACCTAAACCCTACAAACATACACGACCCAGACGTTACGCTAAACAGAGACAATCTCATGGCGGTGTGCCGTGACTGTCACGCTAAAGTTCACACCAAGAACGAACGACGCTATAACATAGATGAAAACGGAAACGTTGTTTCAAAATAAAAAATTTTTCGAATGTGGGACATTATGTATGTTGTTTACAGGAACAAAAAAACGTGATGTTCCGTACAATATCTTGTGCCCCCCCACAAAAGGCACACTATACCTACACACAGAACCGGGGGAGAGAGTCGATTTAAACAAATCACGCGCGATTGTTATCGAGAAGCAGCAAAATAGTACGAATTTCAACGATTTATTGAAAGATAGGGAGCAATGAATGCAAGTTACATCACAGAATATTACGAGGGCATCCAAAACGGAACCTATAACGTCGGCAAGTGGATAAAGCTTGTTTACAATTACATCATTGAGGGCCTAAATGACGCAATTATAATTTATGATGACGTAATTGCAGAAAAGGCCATTGATTGGATTGAAAACCACTGCTTCCACGTTGAGGGGCCTCTTGCTCCGGGTCCACTCAAGCTCGAACTGTGGCAGAAGGCAATGATCGCCGCAATGTTCGGATTGCTCGACCCAGAAACAGGAAACCGGCAATTTCGCGAGATCGTCCTCGTTATTGCTAGGAAAAACGGGAAGTCACTCCTTGCCTCAGCTATCGCAAATTACATGCTACAGGTTGATGGCGGTTACGGAGCGAGAATATACAATGTTGCACCAAAACTTGATCAAGCTGCGATTGTATATGATAACACTTGGACGATGATCCAGCTCGATCCAGATTGGAAGGAAAGAAAAGCGGCAGTACAGGCGGCAAGAGAAAGCCATCGAGCTGCGGAAGATGATCCCAAGAATGTAAAACATAGACAATCCGACTTGTTCCTTCCTGGAACAAACAGCACAATGAAAAAAGTCGCCTTCAGCGCGAAGAAGTCAGATGGATTTAACCCGTCGCTGGTTATCTGTGATGAGGTCGCAGCGTGGGAAGGCGATAAGGGACTAAAGCAGTACGAGGTAATGAAATCCGGCATGGGCTCAAGACCGGAGCCGATCATGCTTTCCTGCACAACTTCTGGATATATCAATGACAGCGTATATGATGAGCTGATCGCCAGAGGAACAGCGTTGCTTCAGGGAAATAGCGGAGAGAAACGGTTTTTACCATTCTTTTACATGATAGATGATATGTCCAAGTGGAAAGACATAAATGAGCTTGAAAAAGCTAGTCCAAATCTTGGCGTATCGGTTACCAAAGATTACCTGTTAGAGGAAATCGAGATCGCGAAGCAATCGGCTTCAAGACGCGCTGAGTTCATTTGTAAATACGCCTGTTTGAAGCAGAACAGTAGCCTCGCATGGCTGCCGGCTGAAGTTGTTGAAAACGTAAGCGGTGAAGAGCTTCGGCTGGAGGATTTTAAAGGCTGTTACTGCGTAGCTGGAATCGACCTTTCACAGACAACCGACTTAACGGCGGCCTGTGCAGTTATTGAGAAAGACGGGAAGCTGAACGTAATCTCACACTTCTGGTTGCCGGCCGCGAAAATCGACGAAGCTGTGCAAAGAGACGGGCTGCCATACTACAGTTATATTGATAGGGGTTTTATGAGCCCGTCTGGCGATAACTTTGTTGATTACCACGACTGCTACAACTGGATGGTCAACCTGGTACAGGATTATGAAATACTTCCGCTAAAGGTTGGATACGACAGATATTCAGCCCAATATCTGATCCAAGACCTCGACGCGTTCGGGTTCCATACTGATGACGTGTTCCAAGGGGATAACCTCTGGCCAATCATGCAGGAGCTTGAAGGTGTCATGAAGGACGGCGGGATAAACTTTGGAGATAACCAGATAATGAAAGTCCATCTTCTCAACGCAGCGGTCAAAATGAACGTGGAGAGAGGAAGGGGCAGGCTGGTTAAATTGTCACCAAACGCGCACATTGACGGTGTGGCTGCACTGCTTGACGCGCTTACAGTAAGAGCTAAGTATTATTCAGAGATCAACGAACAGTTGAAAAATTAGGAGGCTACAATGTCACTTCTGGACAAGCTGTTAGGCAGAAAGCCAAAAGAGCCGGAATACTTTGAGAGCGTGTTTAAACTGCTCAGCGGGTACCAACCGGCATTTCACACATTCCACGGCGGAATTTATGAGAGCGAGTTGATCCGGGCGGCAATTCATGCTCGGGCCACTCACATTTCGAAACTGAAGGTTGAGGTTCAAGGTTCTGGACGACCGGCACTTCAATCGAAATTGAGACACGGCCCGAACGAGTTCCACACATGGTCACAGTTCATGTACAGGCTCTCAACAATTCTTGACGTTAACAACACAGCATTCATCATACCAGTGTATGATCGCTATGGTGAGTTGAGCGGCGTATATTGCCCGCTTCCTGAGAACGTCGAGGCTGTTGAGTACAAAGGAACACCGTATTTGCGCTATTCCTTCTCAAACGGTCAAAAAGCCGCAATTGAGATGGAATTTTGTGGCGTGATGACGAAGTTCCAATACAAGAGTGACCTGTACGGGGAAACGAACCATGCGTTGATTCCGACACTCGATCTAGTAAAGATCAACGACGAGGCTATCAAGGAAGGCGTTCAAAACGCGGCAAGCTACAGATTCATGGCGCAGCTGAGCAACTTCGCAAAAGCCGAAGACTTGGTCAAGGAGCGCGAACGGTTCACTACGGAGAATTTCTCCTCAAAAGCAAGAGGCGGCGGAATGCTGTTGTT